TCTCGTCTTCTTCGAGCTTCTCTTCATGCTCATCAAGCTCTTCCGAGTGATCTTCCATCTTCTCGTCGTGCTCTTTGAGCGAAAATTCAAGCTCTTCAATGCGAGCTTCTGAGTCAACAATACTCAAGGAAAGATTTTTATTCTGTTCCTTGAGTTCTGCGTTTAATTCTATGAGTTCTGCCTTGGTCATCTTATAAGTGGGTTTGGTGTCAAGTTGAGAGAATAACCCACGCTGATTTGCTGCAGGTTGATCTACAAAATCAGCACTCGAAACTTCCTCGACTCGAATCGAAGGAGAGTCAAAAAGTGCATCTTCTGGTTTTTCGTTTGCCTCTACATCGCCAGATTCAGTTGCCCAAACCGACTCCGCAGAGAAAACTATTGAAAGTCCGAATCGCTCTGGCATCTTTTCTGCCATTTCAAATAAGCGATTGTATTTTCTTGATTCATCCTCTTGGAAAGAATCAAAAGCTCTAAAATCTCCGATCAATCGATCTTCTTCGATTCTAAAATTCTCGAACAAGCCGATCTCACGAGTCAATCGATCTTCGAACAATGCTCCTTGATGAGTAATATAAGCCGGGAGCCTTACTCCTTGAAGCTCTTCGAATATTGTATCGAGCGACTTTTGATCGACAAAAAGTCCGTGGCCCAAAGCTGGACCAACCGATATCAACGACACTCCGAGCATCGTTCCGGAATCTTTATCGATTCTCGCTTCGTTAAAATCTTGTATGCCAAATGCAAATTGTTTTTTCATGCTATTCTTTTTTGATTTGTCAATTTGCTTGAGTTTATCGATCGCCCAGTTGACTCCAGAGGCTCCGCCCCATGCGTCCCACATAAGTCCACCGCAACCTTCGTCGTAGGGAACGTCTGCATGCTGTTGGTGACGTTTGAACGAAGCCATGCGTGCAATCGTATTCCGACTGATCTTCTCACGCTTGGCGAGCTGATTTGCTCTTGCCCAGCCTACGGGAGTTCCGCATTTGTTGTCTGGATTTTCTTTTTTATATTTTAAAGCTTTCTTGGCGTTGTTTGAAGCACTCTCTGGATAATCGTTGAAAGTCTCGGCAAGCTCCGACTTGAGAGCTTTCCATGCAGCACACCAATACTGAGGCCTGACGGGAGCCTTGAACTTCGTGCAATAGAATCGATGATCTTTTTGGTCTTCTTGATAGAACTTGCAGTTGATACAAGCTTGCCCTCCAGTCGGGCCACCGCTTCGACTCTTGCGATATTTGTCGGGAAGCTCAGATGGGATTGGTTCTCCATCTTGATACTTTCGATGACTATCCGCGGCCTTCTTCTCTTCTTTCGCCATCGGATGAGCCTTTGGCAGTAAATCCGTATCATGCTTTCCGCTCTTGTATCTCAAGTTCCTCAAGGCACTAAGAAAACTATTTACTCGACCCTGAGCCCATTGCTCTGGCGAACCAACAGTTGGTCGGACACTCGAAGGATTTGTTCGATATGCGCCAACTCCACGATTGTAAACGATCTTCAGTTTTCGAAGAGTCGTCTGCTTTCGTGGATCCTTGCCTACCTTTTCTCTGTGGTCTTCGAGTTTCTTTTTGAGAGACTTTTCGACACGCTTGGTGACGTCTGAACTGTTAGTTTCAAAAGTTGCTTGAGCCATTATTCTTCGGATGTAAATTCAGCATAATTACCGCTGAGAGATGTCTGGAACGGATTGACGAGTTCTTTCCAATCGAGATCGTTTGCTTCGGCAATCGATTGAGCTTGCTTGATATTTTGAGCCTTTCGAAGAAGAACTTCTTCGGCAGTGTAGCCAAACGGAGCAGTGATATCGTCAAGCGACATCGCACCAGCTCTAAAGTATTCCATGTCAGCCTTGACTTGGGCCGCTCGATTTACCCATCGGAAAGCAGGTCTTTGCCATCGAGCAAGAAACGGAGTTGCGGCATTCGAGATATCAATATTTCCTGAAGCGGCCTCGACCGAGAGCCATCTTCGATACAAGCGATTCATAATCCGAATCAAGTCGGACTGATAACTTTCGACTGTTTGTTGGTATTGAAGCACAACGCCTTGAGAAGCCGAGAAAGAGCTTTTGCCTATCTCCATGATTAAGAACTCAAGCGGTATGCCTACGGCACTGCCTACCTTGCGGAGCAAGTAGTTGACCCACTCGATTCCATCAACATTCGGTCTGCCATTGCTACCAATGACGGATACATCTTCCCCTGGCTCAAGATAATGAAAGCGGCCCGGTTCGAATTGCTCAAGATTGCCCAGAGAATCTTGATCGTTCGCATCCATTCGATTTTGAAGCTCGAACTCGTAGCTGTTCTCACGCTTGACTGCGACAGAAAGAGAAGCTGAGACTTTCGCCGCCATCATCTCCACCTTGTCGTATTCGTTGCAATCTTGAAGAGTGTTCAAGACTGGTGCAAGTTCAGGGATGCCTCGATATTGATTCGGGCGCATCCTTTTTAAAAAGTGAATAAAATCTTTCGCTGGAATCAATTTGTCATCTCGAAGCATTCCAGAGACTCGATTGCCAACATTATAAGAAATTGGCTTTCCAGTATCATCAACAAGAACACCATTTTGCATCCTCGAAGATTCATCGCTCGTTGAAACTCCAGTCGGGTTTCCGATTCTGCTACCGTCAACGAATTGAACACCGGACTTTGTGAATATCAATCCAGAGTCGCCGTAATATAAAAGAGAGTCGATCAACTGTTGCTGAAGCTCTCTCATATCCATCATACCAGTAATTTCTGGCGACTCAGAAAACTTTTGCCAAGATTCTTCGATCTTCTTATCAAGCTCAATATCGCCAGTTGCTGGTTGAGGTATAATTCCTCTACCAACTACATCGGCTTTTCTCAATCGAGAAAGAGAAGCCACGATAGGATTGTTCCGCCTAAAGCCGAGAGCTGCAGAAACAAGACGATCACGATCGTATCCAGAAAGCTCGATCTCCTCGCTTCTGATTGGATCGTTGCCTCGATTTGCACGGTATCGAGTATTCTTTGCTGCATCATATCCTCGGAAAGCCTTCCAGAAATTCTTTGCGGCGAATCCGAGACGAGTTGGTTTTTTTGTTTTTTTAGCCATGATAATTTCTGAGATCAATTCGATTTCTACCTCGACCGCCAAGTGTTCGATCCTTCAAGGCGATAAGCTTGTCAAGTTTCTCGACTTGAGCGATTAAATCGCCAACATCTGCGAGAGAAAAAGTTTGATCGCCAATACTATAAGACGTGATCCCGTCTTCGGCGAGTTTGTTGATAGCCGTGAGAAGCTTGTCACGGATCGCAACCAATTGTGCTGTTGTTGTTGTTGATGCCATCAAATAAAAGATCGATGTCAACATATACGAAAAAGCCTCTCTCTCGATTTCTCGAAAGAGAGGCTTCACCTATTATACTATACCTTATGAAACCGGCCTATGCGGCCGAGATAAATTTCGGTCTACTGTAGAAAGCAAACTTTGAGTCGTCGTTCGATACTCGAAAGCGAGCAACAATTTTGATCGTCATCCCGTTGACATCTTCGTTCTCATCAAGAGCCATTTGAGGAGCGGATCCCCAGCAGCGTCTGCCGTCTTCAAGCTCGATGAGCATTTTCCAAGATCCGCCAAAGTCTGAGTCTTTCCATTTGATAGAAAGGACCTTGCCTTCGATCTCATAGCGACCCTCTTCCCAATCGGAAGCATTTGCAAGTTGAGCCTCACGTTCGGCTTTGACGGCCGCACGATTGTCTTCGTCTCGAACAAGTTTGCGGGCGAAAGCAATCTGACGACGTGACAGACTGAAGTTCTTGTTGAGCTTGTAAAGCATATCGCCGACGATTGTGTTCTTGTCTTCGTTCTCGATAAGAAACTCGCCAACGATCTTCCATCGCCAGTTGCGTTTCATAAGCATACGGAGACGAGCGAGGCGAAGTCGATTCGCTATGTGAGCTGCCTTGATCTCATCGGCATCTTCGAACTCAAGTCGATGACGACAAGTATTGCCCATGACGATATGCTCGCCAGATGGCCCGTGAAGATAAATCACGCCACTCGAAAGAGCAGATCCGCAGTGCGTGCAGTGATTGTAATCATACTCATTCTCTTCGAGCTTTTCGATCCAAAAACTGTCGAGAGGATCGTGAGCCTCGCCATAAGAACCGCCATGAATATCTTGAACTTCATTCATGCGATGATCGAAGGACTCGCAGTAGGAATAATCCTTAGGATTGAAACCGCCAGAGAGGCGGTGCTTTTTGATTTTTGCGTTTTTCATAGGTCGTGTTTTGAAATTAAAATTGAAGCCCCCGCCTCTAGGGCGGGGGCCTTTTTTGTTATCCGTATATAATTTGGAATTCAGCTTCGGTGGTAAAGATTTTGCTTCCGACTCCGCTTTCTACTAAGTAAGGGAATTTGGCTTCCTCACGAGTTACTTTGCGAGTAGTGCCTTGATCAACATTGGTTTCATAGAACTCGCCGTTTTCAAAGGAAACAACTACAGTGTGGATTTTTTCGTTTTTCATATGGTGTATTTTTAGGTTTTTTGATTCGCTCGTTGTTGAGCTTGAGAACACCAAAAAGAAGTTATGGACCAGAGTCAATAACTTATTCTCATTTTTTTCTCTATCGCTATTTTACCAGAATCCGCCCGTCGCAGGGCGATTTCGCCTCGATGCGTCTTTCTTCTTTGGCTCTGGCTGGTCCAGCATCGTGGTAGTGTCTTGACGATCTACACGAGCAATCCCTATGAACTTCGACAAAGCACGAGCGAGGATCTCGCAGTCCCACATGTGATCGCCCTTGCCTCGCTTGAGCTTCTTGACGACTTTAATGTGACCGCTCTTGTCGGTTATTCGATCCCAGTATGTCGAGAACAGTTGATCGTAATAAACTTGAGGAGTATCAGAGAAAGTGTGAAAGCCAGACATTTGACGAGTTCTCAATCGAGCAAGCTCCTCCTCATAAATAGTTTTATTCACGTGAAGGTATCGAATCTTGGATTTGCCGGCTCGTCCTTTTGTGTCGCCAGTAAACGGATCTTTCATTTGCAATCTATAAGGCTGATCGCCTTGCAAGTTCTTCCAGCCACGAGACCCGAACCATTTGTTGCGTCGTCGATACACTTCTTCATAGATTTGAGCAGTTCGATCTCCGGCGGAGTCGATTATACCGACGTGACAATTGTGCTGATCGAACTTGATATCGAGTTCAGAGAAAGAAGCGACTTCTCCGCAGTCGATCAAATAGCTTGTCCCGTCTCGATCGAAGCCTCGAACAACGAACCAAAAAGAAGCGGTCTGAGTATCAGCTGAAATGATTCGATAGTCACCCTTCATATCGCCTCTTTGATACTCAAGCTCAAGTTCATTCGCATCAGCTTGCTCTTGATTTGCGAAATCTTCTCGCCAAGGTTCTGCAAGATTGCCTTGCACGAACTTCTTCAATCCATGAATGGACCCGCTGACTTGAAGCCAAGCAACCATCAAAGAAGCAAAAGTCATTGCCGGCGCATATAATGAATTCAAATGATAAGATCGATGAGAAGCCGGCGCATTTAAGTTTTGAGCAACCCATTCGCCTTGCTTGAGCATTGTAGGCTTGTGCGCATCAAGAATCTTTCCATCGCATTTCGGACATCGATAATAAGCAGAAGCGGCAACAAGCTCGAAGTCATAGCCGTCATCAAGTTTTGCGTCTTCGTCGAATCCGATTGAGTAACGCAACTTGCCTTCACTGTCTCTTTGCCGCCAAGAGAAGTCGATTTTCTCTTCGCAGTGCGGGCAAGGCATAAAATATTTTCGTTGATCGCCATAAAGATATTCTTCCCAAATTCCGCCAACTTCGTCTTTCGGAGTAGATGTCTGAATGATCTTATATTCTCTCCGTCCCTTGATCCGCTCGTGAGCGGCGAGTCGAATATCTGGATCGATCTCGTCGATCTCGTCCAAAACAAGATATGCGACGGGAGCAGATTTTACATTGTTCTCGGAGCCGGCGCCAGCGAAAGTCAGCGTGCAACTCAAGAACTCTTGCCTCATATTTGTGATCTTGTCAGTATCAACTCGACCCGTCGAAGCACTCAGCGGGCATTGATCCTTTAAAGGCGCACAGTCTTCGACAAAAGGGAGCCATCGACCCTTTGAAAAGTTTCGAGCATTTTCAGCAGAAGGCATAATCCACAAAGTGTCTTTAGGAAACTCTGTCAGCAGATAACCAATACCAACATACATCGTCGTGGTCTTGCTCGACTGAGATCCCCAACAAAGAGTCACCTTATTCACGCTCGGCTCGATCAACGAGTTCAAAGGCTCTTCTGCGTAGGGAAAGACCTTGAGGGAGCCGGGAAGCTCCGACACGTTGTCTCGAAGCACGCAATTTTTAAAAGCCCAGTTTACCGGCGGCTGTAATAAGCGTGGTCCATAGAGTCGTCTGATTTCTTTATTTAAGGTAGAACCCATTTTTTGAGGCAAATTTTTTCGCAGTCTTCTCGATCTGCTTCTCGGACTTTACTCGAAACGATTTCGCTTGTCCATAGAAAGAAGAGAAGAAAGCTCGACGCCCGTCGGCTGTTCTATTCAAAGCAGCTCTCGATTTGCTCTTCAAGAATATCACATATTTATTGAAGCCAGTTTGACCGCCTTTGGCGGAAATATCTCTCTTGTGAGTAGCAGGAAGATCTACCTTTAATGCAGAGCCAAGACCTCTGGTCCCTTTGATAGGAATTCGAAGAATCTTGAGCATATATAAAAAAGAAGCCTGGCCGGCCGAAACTTGAGACTTTCTTCGATTGTATAATTTTTTGGCGGCGGTTCTTAATTGAGAGAGTGCCCTGTTGACCGAAGTCTTTAATCCCTTGGAAAGTTCTCTTCCAGCTGGGTTCTTCTTCGATACTGCGTTGAGCTTATATTCGCTTCGAATCCTAATCCAGCGATTGCCTATTCGAGGACTCTTGTAAACGAGAGAGCCGTCTTTTGCTTTTCTGATCTTGTCTCCGTTGCTAGCTTTGAAAACTTTCGACATAAAATCATCAACATCTTTCTTGATTTTCTTTGCATTGGATCGGCCAGTCTTTCGAGCGGCGCCCTCAACGATTGTGCCAGTAATCGATCGAACGATGTCGCCAAGATCCGCAGTTGTATTCTTTCGCATGGCTTTGACCATCGAATTGAATCTCTTGTCCTCAAATTTTACCAGCTTCGACATAGGCTTTAAAATTCTCGATATGTCAACAAGTGGTGGAGGTGGGCAGAATTGAACTGCCGTCCTTGACCGAGATCAAGTCGAATCCCTTGCACCCCCAAAATTGGTACCTCTACCCGGAATTGAACCGAGATTCTTTGGATGAAAACCAAATGTCCTAACCATTAGACGATAGAGGCCCCTTATAAATTATTACTGAAAAGAATAGTAAATCCCATACCGCCGTTTGTTTGAGCGACATTAAAGTCAACCCAATCGATTGCCTCAACTTCATTCATCTCTTGGTCGCCTACGAATATGTCGATCATCTTTTGATAATCGTATACGAGAAGACCTCTATGATCGTGTCCTACGATAGCATCGTCAAGTCCATCGAATCGAATGGCTCCTTCGTCCAAATTGTCGCAAATAAAATTAAGCCAATCTTGTTTTTTGTTTTTAATAATCATTATCATATTCGTCCTCGTCTTCGTCGCCATAATCGGGTGTCGTCCAATGCTCTCCCGGATCATAGTCGGCATAATTGTCTTCGACGCAACTGTCGCACATATTGTCTCTCATTGAAAACGAGCTTGGTAAGAATTGACCCTCGCCCGTTGAGGTGCCGCCGCAAAGACAGCACTTGGTTTCTGTTTCTTCGATTTCTGTTTTGTTTTTCATATTGTAAATTGAATCCCTGATAGGCGGTTACAAAAGGAGGAAACACGACATTAAAAAACTCCTTTCGGCTTCTTAATATCCGAACTACCTATCAGGGAAAAAGTTTTTCGATTTCAAGAAAGATTCTTTCGTCAAGTCCGTTTCGAATCGCAAGCTCGGCGATTTGAGGATTTTGAGGATTTGCTTGAGCGGCAATTTGTCTTGGCAAGCCGTCCAGAAGCCGACGAAGTGGAGTCAAAAGTTTGATGAGAGTTTCAGTGGCTTCGGATTCCGGTATGAGATTATCTTTCATTTTTTGAAGCTCAAGTTCTCGAATTTGAGCCATCGCATTTTCTCGTCTCTCTTGAGCCGCGATGAGTTTCGCCTTCAAATCTTGAATGTCTTGAGCCGTATAATCTTTTCCGTTGATCGAGATTCGACCGCCTCCCTTGCCCTGGTCCACGGATCTTTGAGCGAGCCAAAGTTGCCAAGCCTCCAAGTCTTTTGTCTTCGGGCAACTAGTCTCAACACGTCGCCATTTGCTCAACGTCTGCTGAGTCACGTCGAGCTTTTCGGCGATCTGTTTCCATGTTTTCATTTTTGTTAATTTTATTTAATTGGATTTAAAATGCAAATCTCAAAAAAACGCAGAGGTTCGGGTGCGACTG